TTCAACTTTAGTTTTAGGTAGAAATAATGCAACCGATGGGAGTATAATTGATTTAAGAAAACAAAGTACTGTAATTGGAACTATTGGAAGTAATACAACAGGTGGACAACCATTATTAGATATTTCAGCAAATACTACTAATGGAAATATGAGATTGATAACTGCTAATGTAGAAAGGATAAGAATATCATCTACAGGTGTTTTAACAGTAGGTGCTAACGATAAAACAAGATTAGTAACAACACTAACAGAAAATGACAAAGTAGATTTAAATGTTACAGATGGAGATGGAACTAGTGCAAGAAATTTAACTTTCTCAACTGCTGGCACACAAAGAATGAGATTAACAGGCTCAGGAGAATTAAGAATTGGAACTGGTTCAGGTGCTAATGGTAAATTGCACGTTGTAAATACTGACTTAAGTAGAAAAACATTAATTGAAGGTAATGGCTCAAATCAAGGGTTTGCTCAAAAAGCTACATTAGTAAATCATTATCCTGTTGTTAGTGCAGGTACTCAACTTATTATTCCTTTTAATTCACAAGGAAACTTAAATAGTACAACTATTATAAAAATATGGGGTCATTCAAGTAGATTTAATAGTTCAGACCCATTAGGTTTTGAAGCTACTATTCAATTAGGACATTTACAACAATTATATAATGTTTCTGCTTTAAGTAGTTCAGGGAATATTTCAGGAGTTTCAGCAAGTGGAATGAATTTAGTTATAAGTTTCACAACTGCTTATGCAAATGCAACAGCAGATGGTATATTTGCTACGATAGAATATATGACAAATAATCTAAGTTACTCATTAAAACCAAATGATATAGTAATGAATTAACTGTAAATTAAAATTAGTATCTTAGTAACTTAATCTAAAAAATATAATAAAATGTCAAAAATCGAAGAAAAAGAATTAGAATCATTACAAGAACAAGAAAAAAAGAAAGGTGCAATTTTGCACGACTTGGGATTACTAGAAACTCAGAAGCATAGTTTAAACCATATGTATGCTGAATTGATGGTAGAACAAGATAAATCCAAAAAAGAACTTGAAGAAAAGTATGGTAAAATTAATATCAACTTGCAAGATGGTTCTTATGAAATAATAAAAGATGAAGAAAAAAATAAGTAAACACATTTCTTTTAAGGAAGCTACTCACTCTAATTATGCTGAACAATATGGCATAGAAAACAAGCCTACTGCTGAACATATCAAAAATATGGAACTAGTGGCTGAAAAGGTCTTTGAACCTTTAAGGGAGTGGGTAGGAAGTCCAATAAAAGTAAACAGTATGTTTAGATCAGAAGATTTAAATCGTGGAATTAAAGGCTCACCTCGTAGCAGTCATCTAACTGGAAATGCAATTGATATTACTTCAATGGGTGGTAAAACTAATCTTGAAATGTTTCATTACATTAAAGATGAATTAGATTTTGACCAACTTATTTGGGAATTTGGACAAGAACCTCAATGGTTGCACGTTTCATACAAAAGCAAAAAAGACAATAGAAAACAAGTACTAGTTACTAAAAAACAAGGTAAATATTTTACTTGGGAAGATTGTGATAATTGCTAATGAAATGGGAGTTCAACATAGTAGATAGGTCGTTGGTAGGTTTATTAGTGGGGTTCAGCTATTTACCAAAAGAAACTGAATCTGATTATACTGAACTGAATATCTATTTATTAATAATTGTATTACATTTTAAAATATATTAAATGCCAATACCAAAGAAAAAAGAAGGTGAAAAGCAAAGTGCTTTTATGACTAGATGTGTACCTCAATTAATGAAGTATCACGATAAATCACAGGCTATAGCTATATGCTATCAGTCCTTCAAGGGTAGTGAAATAGAATTAGAATCTTACAATGATTATCCACAGGGTGCAGTAAACAATGCAAAACGTGCTTTAAAGTGGGCAGAAGAAAATGGATGGGGTTCTTGTGGTGAAGCTACAGGAAAAAAACGTGCAAATATGATTGCATCTAAATCAAATTTAACAAGAAAAACAATAGCTAGAATGGCATCATTTAAAAGACATCAACAACATAAAGATGTTCCATATTCAGAAGGATGTGGTGGTCTTATGTGGGATGCTTGGGGTGGTTCAGCAGGAATAAATTGGGCAATAAATAAACTAAAACAAATTGACAAGAAATGATTATGGACTACAAAACACTATTAATTAATTTAAGCAGCTTCGGATTATCATTAACAAATATTGATATGGTTCTTAAAATTATTTTACTTAGTGTAACAATCGGATATACAGTACAGAAATGGTACTTGATGAATAAAAATAAAAAATGAAAAAAATAATTGTATTATTATTATTATTAGTTAGTTGTGGAACATACAACACAAAACCTAAAATACAAATTACTCACGTTTTAGCTGTTACAGAACAGGGAGATACATTAAGGTTACCTATTAATATGATTAGACCTAATGTTTATTATAATGTAATATCGTACCCTAACTATTCTAGATATTATGATAATTGGTATAACAATAATTGGAATAGAAATTATAGAAATAATCAACCAATTTATGTAGAAAATAATAATAATAAACCAGTTAATAAACCTAAAGCAGAAACGAAAGATATATCAAGGCTTGAAGTAAACGATAGTAAAGTTAAAAACAACAAATGAAAAAAATCCTTGCTAAAATATTTGGTGCAACAGGTTCTAACATAGCTGAAAAAATATCAGACATAATAGACAAGCACACATTTAGTAAAGTTGAAAAGGCTCAGTTCGAAAAAGAAATGGCAGAGGTTTGGATTAATGCTGAATCTGACATTCAAAAAAATGTAACTGAAAGATGGAAGTATGATCTTTCTAGTGATTCTTTTTTAAGTAAGAATGTAAGACCACTTGTTTTGATATTCCTGGTAGTTTCAACTGTGTTAATGGTATTTATAGATGCAGGAGTACTAACTTTTGATTTAAAGGAATCACATACAGATTTATTGCAAATAATTTTACTTACCTGCATTGGTGCATATTTTGGGGGTCGTAGTTATGAAAAAATTAAAAGACAGTAATATTTAAATAATTTTTATATATATTTACAGGCTCAGTTGCAAATCTGAATAAGTTGCCAAACTTTTATAGGGATATAATTGGATCAGATACCTTGTTAACATTCTTTTGTTTTCTTTCTTTTTTTGTAGGCTTTTTTTTTCTTTCTTTTTTTTTAATTACTTTTATAAAAAAACATTATGATATATTCTAAAGAAATAATAGATAAAATATTTAACTATAAAACAATTTCTAAAATTGAAAAAATAAATAGAATGTTAGAAATAGATGCAACACAATATACAAATTGTGGTTTAGAAACAACAAAAACAGAAAAAGAAATAGTTAAAAAAAATAGTAGATATATATATAAAGTAATATCTAAATTAGATGCTGAAATAGGAAGACAATTTCTGCAACATCAAGATAGATAATGGCTAAAAAATTAACAAGAAGTAAATTAATAAAAAAACTAGATACTATATTTAGTATATATATTAGAAGAAAAAATGCAGTAAATGATATAGCAACCTGTATTACTTGTGGTAAAAAGGATCATTGGAAAAAACTACAGAATGGACATTTTCAAAGTCGTAAACACTATTCAACTAGATGGGATGAAATAAACTGTCAAGTTCAATGTGCAGGTTGTAATGTATTTAAGTATGGAGAACAGTATGTATTTGGTAATAAACTAGATATTAAATATGGTTCAGGAACTGCTGAAAGATTACACTTAAAAGCTAAACAAATAATTAAACTAACTAACCCAGAGATAGAAGAAATGATATTAAGGTATAAAAATTTTGTAGATTTAATGGAATAGTATATCTTTACAGTATTCTGTTTGTTTTGTCTTTAATGAAAGAAGGGGGTTAATTTAATTAATCCTTTTTTTTTGTGCCTATTTTTGTTTTATTAACAATTTTGTTTATATTTGTTTAAGTTTAATTTATAAAAACATTTAAAAATGGCATTACAAACACAAAAGCAAGACATTGAAAAAGAAATCAAAACATTAGAATTGATGCATTCACACGCATCTATGATGGGAGATACAAAAAATCAGAAATTATTTGAAAATAAGATATTCTGGTTAAAATCAACTTTAACACACATAGAATAATGTTTGCAACTTTCAGAGAAAATTATTCACATCAGACAAAAGATACTTTATTATTAGAATATAAGTATAAAGTAGAAGCCTTAACTAGTAAAGTTAAATTTCTAGAAGCACAATTAGAAGTAATTACAAATCAAAAAAACAGATAAATGAAAAATAATATATATCATAAAATATTTCAATTAAGAAAAGAAATAGGTACAATAAGTAAAGATGCTTCAAACCCTTTTTACAGGTCAAAATATTTTGACATTAATTCACTAATAAAACAACTAGACCCATTATTTGAAAAACATAAAATATGTTTAGTTCAGCCTATTACAGATGAATATGTAAGAACTGTATTAGTAGATTTAGATGGTGGATCAATAGAATCTTCTTTAAAACTTACTAAAGGATTAGATGCACAAAAAAAAGGTTCAGAAATAACTTATTATCGTAGATATACTTTAGCATCTTTATTAGGCTTACAAGCTGTAGATGATGATGGTAATTTAGCAGTAAAAACAAAACCAAAACCAAAACTAAAAAATTGGTTATTAAAAAAGAATGATATAAAAAATTGTGAAAATGCTATAATTTCTGGTGAATACACAATAAAAGACATAAAGGAAAAATGGAATATGTCTGATGATATAGAAAAACAATTAAATAATTTAACAATAAATAAAAATCAATAACTATGAGTTCACTAATTAATGCAAGTATCAGGGTAGATAAATTACCTAAAGAAAAATTTATTAAAGGCAGACCAGATGCTGAAGGTAAAACACCAATTTATTACAACTTTACAATATCTATTCAAGATGAAACAAGATATGGTAATAATGTAGCTATAACTGATTCACAAACTAAAGAAGAACGTGAAGCTAAAAAACCTAAAAACTATTTAGGAAATGGAAAAGTTGTTTGGACTGATTCTAATATTGTTCTAGCAGAACGTGAAGAACCAAAACTTGATATTATTTCAGGAACAGAATCTGCACACACAACAGACTTACCATTCTAGTAAATACTTTTTTTAATAATAATTAAGGTATGGATTTTAGAATCTGTACCTTTTTTTTTTATCTTTATTCAATGACAGAGAAACAGACAGAACAATATCTATATATGCAATTAATTGAAGAAGATTGTTATATAGACACAAAAGAAAAAATAGACTATCCACCAGTAGCATTATCTTATGGTGAACAATTAATTAAATCAAGATCAGGTGATAAACTTCTTCCAATTCCCATTTGCAGTTATGGTAATATAATATCATTGGCTGCACCACCAAAAACAAAGAAATCTTTTTTTATATCATTATTAGCTTCTGTATTTTTAAGTGGGTCAAATATGTATGGTGGTCAATTAAAAGGTCATAGAGGTAATGGAAACTGTGTTCACATAGACACAGAGCAGTCCAGGTGGCATTCACAGAATTGCTTTTCTAGACCATTTGCAATGGATTATAAAACAGATGCTAGTAAATACAATACATTTGCGTTAAGAACAATTCCTTTTAAAGACAGAATGAATTTTTTGGAATACTATTTGAGCAAATTAACTGAACCATCTTTAGTTTGTTTAGATGGAGTTGCTGATATGGTAGGTGATGTTAATGATTTAATAAGCTGTAATGCTTGTGTTCAAAAATTAATGGAACTTTCTGAAAAATATAATTGTGCAATAATTTGTGTTATTCATAATAATTTCGGAACTTCCAAAATGACAGGACATCTTGGATCAGCATTAGCCAAAAAATCAGAAACAATTATTGAACTTGAACAGAACACAGTAAATAAAGACTGGATTACTGTGCATTGTAAACAAAGTAGAAACTATGCATTTGATACATTTAGTTTTGAAGTTAATGATTATGGATTACCTTTGGTAGTAGATGATTTATATGACCCTTTAAAAAGTAATGGTTAAAGAAAAAATGATTCTTATTGCAAATAAACACAATACCTGGATAGATATTGTTAAAACATTTGGCTGCAATAAAAGAACAGCAGAAGACATTACACAAGAAATGTATATCAAAATACAACTAAAGCTAGAAAAAGGCTTAGATATAATGTATAAAGATGAAATCAACTACTACTACATATTTAAAACACTAAGAACACTATTTCTAGACCTCAAAAGAAAAGGTAAAAATATATCAATGATTCCTTTAGACAATGTTCATCTAATTAATAATGATGTAAATTATGATGAAAGATATGAAAAGGTAAAACAAGCATTAAATGAAATGTGGTGGTATGATAGAAAAGTATTTGAAATAATAAATAATGGTGAAAGTATTGCAGAATTTTCTAGAAAATCTTATATTCAGTATTACTCACTTTATAACACATACAGAAAAGTTAAAGACAAACTCAAAAAATTATTATGAAAATAAAATTAACTCCTGAACAAATGCAATGGTGCAAAGACCTAGCAATAAAAAGGTCAGGCTCTATGAATCACTCAGAAACTAAAAACAGTATAAATTGTTTTAAAACTAAAGATGGATGGCATAGACATTATGTTGGTGCTTTAGGTGAATTAGCTTATTCTATATATTCTGGCAAAAAAATTGATACATCTATAATTGGTAGGGGTGATGATGGAACTGATTTTGATAATGGTGTTGATGTAAAAACTTCATCTTCTAAATACAGACCTGACTTATTAATATTCAAAAAACAATATGATAGGAAAATAGCTGATAG